AAGAGTTGAGATTAAAGAGAAGAGATGTCAAGAACGAACTTGAGATTATTGGTATTCTAAATTCACATACATGCAACAATATTGCTAACGGACATACGAATAAAGCTATTTCCGGAATTGAGAATAAACAATATACTCCTAGAGTATTAACTGAATTATTTGAAAATAGGAATATAAATGATTTAATTTAAAAATTAAACTAATCAAAATAATAAAATACTATTGACAAGAGTTTTCTGATATGATAATATAACAATATCGAAACTAATCAAAATAATAATTAGTAAAGATAACAAGAGTTTTCTTGTGTAAAACCTTCCTTTCTAAAATGGCAGTGTTAAAGCTGCCAACATTGGGCTATCGCCAAGCGGTAAGGCACAGGACTTTGACTCCTGCATTCGTTGGTTCGAATCCAACTAGCCCAGTTTCTATAAAATTCGCATAAATAATTAATAGGAGGTATATTATGGAATTTGTAGCTATGAGAGACAAGTTAATGGAGAACTTCGCAGAGATGACAAAGGATGTAACACATTTATTTGAGGTAAATGTTGATAAGGATGAAATGTGGAATCTTTATCTGGATAGTTTTCCGGCTGGCACAAATGAGATTTACAGAGAGCGCCGAGAACATGATTGTAGTTGTTGTCGTCAGTTTATCAAAACTATTGGTAATGCAGTTGTAATCAAGAACAATAAGATTACAACCATTTGGGATTTTAATACAGACGATAGTACATATCAGCCAGTGTTAGATGCTTTAGCAGCTTTCATTAAATCTCACGCAGTTTCAGATATTTATGTAAGTAAGTTTAAAAAGATTGGAACTTTGCAGAATTATGAAGAGATGGAAAACGGTCATATGCACGAATGGAGTCACTTCTTCTTAGAACTTCCTGATAAGTTTGTAGATAGAAGTAACCGTTCTGAGGGTGATATCAAAGGTGGTTTAAGAGATACAAAAAATGTATTCAAACGTTCTCTTGATGAAATTGATATGGATTCACTTGATACAATTCTTGAACTTATTACATCAAACACTTTATATAAGGGAGAAGAATGGAAGGGTGCTTTAACTGAGTTTCGTAAGTATAAGAAAGAATATGACAAACTCACAACTGAAGAAGAGAAGAATAATTTTGCATGGGAACAGTCTGTAAAAGTTGGCATTGCAATTGGCAGAATCAGAAATCACAGTATTGGTACTCTGCTTGTAAATGTAAGCGAAGGTATGGATTTAGATACAGCAGTTAAGAAGTATGAACAGATTGTTGCACCTAGCAATTATAAACGTCCAAAAGAAATCTTTACAAAGAAAATGTTAGAAGACGCAAAGAAGACCATTGAAGAATTAGGATATATAGATTCTCTTAGTAGAAGATTTGCTACTCTTGATGATATTACAGTAAATAACATCTTATTCTCTAATAAAGATTCTGCTAAGAGAATTGGTGGTATGGATGACATATTTGGTGAGATGGAAAGAGAAGTTATTTCAAATCCTAAGAAGTTTTCTAAAGTAGAAGAAATTCCAGTTGATAAATTTGTATCTGATGTACTTCCAACTGTCAGTGAAGTAGAAGTTTACTTTGAAAATAAGCATACAAACAATATGGTTTCACTTATTGCACCTGAAAATAGAGATGCAAAGACAATGTTTAAGTGGAACAATAATTTTGGATGGGCTTATGCCGGCAACATGACAGACTCTATGAAGGAAAGAGTAAAGGCGGCTGGTGGTAAGGTTGATGGTGATTTGAGATTTTCTATTCAGTGGAATGAAGATGGAAAAGATAATTGCGACCTTGATGCACATTGTAAGGAAGCAACTGGATTTGAAATTTACTATGGAGATAAGTATTCAAGATATACAAATGGCAGACTTGATGTTGATATTATTCATCCAGACGGAAATATTGCGGTTGAAAATATCACATGGGCAGATAGAAGAACTATGAAGACTGGCAAGTACTTATTCTTTGTACATCAGTTCTCAGGAAATGCAAGAAATGGATTTAGAGCAGAGATTGAGTTTGACGGGCAGATTTATTCATTTGACTACAATAAGTCAATGAGAAGTGGAGAAAAAGTAAATGTAGCAGAAGTTACTTATAATGCAGATGGAACATTTACAATTAAGGAATTATTACCTTCTAACTTATCATCTAAGGACGTTTGGGGAATAAAGACAAATCAGTTTGTACCTGTTTCTGTTATTTGTTATAGTCCGAATTGGTGGGATACTGATAATGGAGTTGGCCATAAGCATGTGTTCTTTATGCTGAAAGATTGTATCAATCCTGAACAACCAAATGGTATGTTCAATGAATACTTAAAGGAAGAGTTATTGACACATAAGAGAGTATTTGCTGCGTTAGGTTCAAAGATGCATGTAAAAGATTCTGATGACCAGTTATCAGGCGTAGGTTTTTCAACCACCAAGAGAGATGAAGTAATTGTTAAGGTAAAAGGTAAGACTGAAAGAGTATTAAAGGTTAAGTTTTAAGAAAAAAGGAGAATAAGATTATGAATACAGAAAAGATTTTTGAGTATGCAGTTAGAAATAAGGTAAGATTTCCGTTTAAGGGAATGATTTCAGTAGAGGATCTGTGGGACTTATCTCTCACAAACCTTGACTCTATCTACAAAACATTGAATAAACAGGTTAAACAGTCAGAAGAAGAAAGTCTTTTGAGTACAAAAGAGAGTGTAGATGTAGAACTTGAAGTACAGATTGCTATTGTAAAACACATTGTAACTGTTAAATTAGCGGAAAAAGAAGCTGCTGAGAAGGCATCTGCAAAGAAGGCTCAGAAGCAGAAGATTATGTCTATTATTGCATCAAAAGAAAATGAAGCATTACAGAATAGTTCTATTGATGATTTGAAGAAGATGCTTGAGGAATTAGACTAAAACTAGTCAAAATAATATTAGCTTTCATAAAACCTCCTCTTTAAATATAACCGAGCTAGGCGGTATATCCTAGCAAAACGGACACTTAGCTCAGTTGGTTAGAGCAACCGGCTCATAACCGGTAGGTCTTGGGTTCGAGTCCCAAAGTGTCCATTGGGGCAACAGACTACATACTGAAGTGACTTCACAATTCTTCAAGAGAAAGAATTGGTCGGGAAGCAGACGTAGCTTTGACTTTTCAAGTGGTTTTCAATATGAAAATGACTCCTTACTGTGATTAGGTGGAGAAAATAACAGAGGCAGTGACTTACACTTGACCGTTACTCTTTTACAAATAGACACATAAAGAGCGTTTCAGTAAAATGTATCAGGCTTACGTTATAGTGCTGAATCATAATCCCCTTTCGCTGCAGAGTCTGGGGTCTGTACAGAGACAAGAATATGGCGATAGCAAGCAGAGAAGGAAGTCTATAAAAATCCTTAAATGCGAGATTGCTTTTTGATAGTCCAGTGGGACAGTGGTGATAGGCTTATGGTGAGCACAAGGAGTGAGATCCTTGAGGGCAGATTCGATTTCTGCTATCGCCATTATATTATCCTAGTGCACGGGATAATAAAAAGATAACAAGGAGAAGAAAAAAATAAATGTTTTGGATTATTTTAAGTATTATTGGTATTATAGCACTATTCATTTTATTAGGATTTAATGTTACTTTTGAAAAAAACAATTGGGGAGAACTAAAACCGCTTTTTAATTGGAAAATTAATAAAAAACAGGTTTTAGCAGTATTTGCTGCTTTGCTTATTATTCCGGCTTTTATTGCAAAAGTCCCGGCAAACTCGGTAGGTATCAAATATTCACCTTTTTCGGGAACTAGTGAAACAACTTTATCAGAAGGTTTTCATACAAAGAGTCCCTTTGACAAGGTGTATAATATTAGCACAGAAGTTCAGACAATGACTGTTGCTAATTTAACTACTCAGACGCAGGATGCTCAGTATGTTAATACAACTTTAGATATTAAATATCGTGTAAGTTCGACAAACGCATATCTGATTTTTACACAGTTTAGAACATTAGATAAAATGTCAGAAACATTAATTGTTCCTACAACACAAAGAGTTTTAGAATTAATTACAACAAATTATAATGTAATGGATGTTCTTGGAGAAAAGAGAAGTAATATTTATGGAGAATTAGAAGCAAATCTTACAGAAGAACTTTCAAAATACGGCGTGGAATTCTATTCAATTTCAATTACGGATATGGATGCAGGAGAAGCTATTGAATCTGCAATTACGGCAGAAGCAGTTGCAAAGAAAGAAGTTGAGACAGCAGAACAGGAACTTCTTAAAGCTCAGACAGAAGCACAGAAGATGTCTGTTGAAGCACAGGCAGAACAAGATGCTGCTAAAATTGAAGCAGAAACTAAAGTCATCCAGGCTCAAGCTGAAAAAGAAGCTAATGAATTATTGCAGAAATCTTTAACAGATCAGATTCTTATTCAGCAGTGGATTGACAAATGGGACGGTCAGACCCCTACATATTATGGTGGAAATGGTGCTGATTTAATTTTTAATGCAGGCACAGTTGAATAAAAAATACTTGTTTGGAGAGATTAGATTGTATTACGAAGAATTAAAAAAGCAATTATTGTCCAACGTGGATGAAATAATTAAGGCTATAGAGTCTGATAAAACAATCGAGATAAAAAAAGAAAGAGATACTTTACAGATTTTTGAAGTAAAGAAGAAGAAATATTTAAAAACAAAAATTAAATAATGTACCTTATAACAGGTTGGTTATAAGAAGCGTGAGGTGGCACGACATTTGATTATGTGATTTATACATTAGATTACATGTTGAGATGTTGTGCCACCTTTTTTAGTTTTGATTAAGAAATGGAGGTGTAAAAATGAGCGAAAGAGCATTAGCTCATATTGAGAAAGTAGCATGGATTAAACCAATTGAAGGAGCAGATAATATTGAACTCATTGGTATCTTGGGATGGGTATGTATCGCCAAGAAAGGTGAGTTTAAAGAAAATGATATGTGTATCTACTTTGAAATTGATTCTAAGTTGCCTGAAAAAGAATGGTCTGAATTTATGAGATCAAAACATTTCAAGGTTAAAACAATGAAATTGGGAAAATTTAATGTAATTAGCCAGGGATTAGCTTTGCCTTTAAGTGCATTTAATTCAGAAGGATGTATATTCCCAGCAACAAACGATGGTGTTCCAATTGAAGGAACTGATGTTACTGAACTTCTTGGAGTTACATATTCAGTAGAAGAAGACAATCAACGTAAATCTAAGAATGGTGATCCGAATGCTAAATACAAATCAATGGCAGCAAGACATCAAAAGTTATTTAAGACTAAACCTTTTAGATGGTTAATGAAGAGAACTTGGGGAAGAAAATTATTATTTATTTTATTTGGAAAGAAGAAGGATAAACCAAAAGCATTTCCGGATTGGATTGTAAAAACTGATGAAACAAGAATAGAAAATGCGCCCTGGTACTTAGAAAGCAAAGAACCTTGGGTTAAAACAGAAAAGATAGATGGCACTTCAAGTACATATGCAATTGATTTTAACAAGAATAAAAAAGGTGAATTTATTGTTTGTTCTCGTAATGTAAGACAAGTAGATGTAGCCCAAACATGTTATCACGATTGTGGCAATGTGTATTGGGAAATGGTTGGTAAGTACAATATCGAGTCAGCAATTAGAAAAATTGCAGAAAAACATAATGCGACCAGAGTTGTATTACAGGGTGAAACCTATGGAGAATCTCTACAAGGCAATCCCTATAAATTAAAAGAAAGAAGATTTGCAGCATTTAATTTAATTATTGATGGCAATAGATTCGGGTCTGTAAAAGCACAAGAGATATTAAAAGAATATGACATTCCTTTTGTCACTATCATTGACACAGAATATTATCTTCCGAAAGATATGGAAACTTTTAAATTAGAAGCAGATGGTAAATCAACTATTGCAGATGTTCCAAGAGAAGGATTTGTATATAGAAGTTTAGATGGTAGTAAAAGTTTTAAAAATATAAGTAGAGAATTTTTACTCAAACACAACTCCTAAAACTAATCATAATAATACATGGGTAATACTGTATAACATAGTTTAAAAGAAAGGAGGTTGCGGATGAGTGGAAGATTTAAAACATAACAAGAAATGCACAAAATGTAAAGAAGATTTTGTTTACTTTCAAAAAGATACTTGGTGGGACTATACCGGAATAAACAATGTAAAACTTGTAAAATGTCCATTTTGCGAAAGCATACAATCTTTGAAATATGGAAAATTATCAAATCCAAATTATGATGAAAAATATTATCAATATAAGAAATAATTAAACTAATTAAAATAATGAAGAAGAAAAGGAGAAAAGTTTAAATGGCAAAGAAAGAAAAAAAAACTTTAGCAAAACAGAATTGGCAGCAATCATTCAATCTTGTAGGAGAAGTAAGTCTTAATGACTATACTTTTAAACTGGATGAAAAGAGTGAAAAAAGCGATTGGGTTTACAATGCTCTGAATTTGACTATTGATTGTGGGGAGCATTATGGAAAGTGTAATTGTGAATTAATGGGTGGTTACGGAAGTGAAAGAACAAATAATGTAGTTTATGTTCATGGCAAGGATGAAAACGGAAGAGATGATTTCAATAATTCTTATCAGATTGATTGGGATGACCGTTTTGAAGAATCTATTTTAGAAGATATCGGTGACTTATGTTTTCTTACTATTGGACTAGAAAAGGACTCGAAAGACAAGACTTTTTATAAAAAGTTCCTTACACCTTATGATTTTATTGCTTATGCAAATGAACATCTAGCTGATGGTATGGTAGTAAACATTAGAGGCCAGATCAAGTACACAATTTACAATGGCAATATCCAGTGCAGAAAAGAAATTAATAGCATTGCTTTATCTTCTGCAACACCGGATAAGTACAGAGCTACATTTACTCAGACAATTTTATTAGATAAGGATTCTGCTACTAAGGATTCTATCGACAAGGAAAAGGGTGTTTTAAATGTCGATGCTTATGTTCTTGAAAAATTTAAGGAATATAATGGTTGGGACTTAACTGATGGTGGAAAGGTTAAGGGCGGTATTTTCATTCCTTTACATAAGAACTTTGAATATGTAATTGATACTGAAAATCCTGAACTTACTTCTAAGATTATTAGCAAGATTTTCAAGGTTAAGAAGGGTGTTACCCAGGTTACTTTTGAGGGTGAGTTTATTGAAACAGGTGCTGCAGTTACTGCTACAGAAGAAGATCTCACAGATGATATCAAGGAACTTATCGACTTAGGATTATACACTCTTGAAGAAGCACTTGCTAAGTGTGCAACCGGTGGTGCTAAAGAAAGAAGAATGGTTCTTTTGAAGCCTGCAATTCGTATGGTTGGTGAGGATGAAGAAAAAGTTCCTCAGATTCAGAGATTTGAAGAACAGTTCGATGAAGAAGATTTATTGCTTGACTGTTTGGTAGCAAAAAATGAAGAAGATGATGACGATGAAGAAGTTCCTTTTGAAGAAGAGACAACAGAATCAGAAAGCACTTCGGATGAAGATGATGAACTTGCAGCATTGTTAGATGCCCTTGATTAATTTTTGAAACATCAAGAAACTAGTTAAAATAATAAATGATATTTAAACAAGCCACTGCTCTTAATTGGGCAGTGGTAGTTAAAGATAAGGAGATAAGAAATGGCTAAATTTGGTAAAAAGAATCATGTGTCTATTAATCCACTTGATTATTCTACATGCTTATTAGGTGAAGCTAAGTGCGGAAAGACAACTTTGATTAAAGAAGTATGTGAAAAACTTACTGGCTCTCAGGACGGATACCTGTTCTTAGAATTTGGTGATGAACGTGGTGCTGCAGCAATTGAGAATATCAACTATGAAAATGTTGAAGCATGGTGGTCTGATGAAGATGAAGATATTGTTGGATTTGCAGATATTGTAGAAGATATTTGTGAAAATAAGAGTACTGATTATCCTGATTTGAAAGTTGTAATCTGGGATACCTATGACCAGATTATTCCTATCGCAGAAGCAGAAGTAATCCGTCTTTACAATAAGACAGTTCCTGCTGACAAGAAGGCTGAGACTATTAATTCTGCATTCGGTGGATTTGGACGTGGCGAGAAAAAAGCTATGGAACTTATGTGGGATATGAAGAATCGTTTAAAGAAGGTTGGAGTTGAAACTATCATTATTGGACATGTCAAAACAAAAGACATTACAGATACAATCTCAGGTGAACAGTATCAGATTTTAACATCTGACCAGCAACAGAATTATTTTAATGCATTAAAGAAACAGTTGCATTTCTTAGCTTTGGCATATGTAGATAGAGAAATTGTTAAAGAAAAGACTGGAAAGAAAGACATTAAAGGCAAGGATATTATGAAGAGTGCCATTACGGAAGAAACTAGAAAAATCAAATTCCGTGATGAGGGATATGCGGTAGATGCAGGTTCTCGTTTCGCAGATATTGTTCCTGAGATTCCTATGGATGCTGATGCATTTATTACTGCAATTACCGATGCAATCAAGGCAGAACAGTCTAAATCCGGTAAGTCTTTCGAAGAGACTAAAGCCGAACAAGAAAAAGCAGAAGCAAAGCGTTTAAAAGAAATCGCAGCTGCGGAAGAGAAGAACAAAGCAAAGAAAGAGATCGATACAGTAATCACTAAGATTATGGATTACGTTAAGGAAAACAAATCAGATATGTCTAAAGTGAAACCGGTACTCGCAAAGTGCAAGGAATTTGGTGCTGCTAAACCTACTGATTTAGAGAAGTTAGAAGATGCTTTAGCAGTATTAGAAGTTATTGGATAGGGTTAATCCCTTTGAGGTTACGAGGGTCAAACCTCGTAGCCTTGTTTAGTAAAAGGTGGTAGTTATGGCAAAGAAGAAAGAAACACTTTTACCTAGAGATAAAGAACAGTGGAATGAACTTTGTGCATGGGTAGAACTTAATATATTTGAATATGAGTCAACTCAGAAATTACAACGTCAAGCTTGTTTGACTTTAGAAGGACTTCGTAAAGGGCAGAATACAGCAAATAACAAGCAAGATACATATGGAGAGTACCCATTAAATGTTATTTTACTCACTTTTAAGGCCAATAAAAACGTTCTTTTATCAGCTCTCAAAGGCAAGAATTTTGAGTCCGAAGATAAGAAGATGAGATACTGTTGTGCAGTTATCAGAGATAAGATAAATGACGTTTACACCCGGTACTTAAATGCTCAGAAGGTGCAGAAGAAAACAGACAATGTTGATACAAGTATCATGGAATCTAATAGCGTTGAATATAAAAGCGTTGTTAAGACAGAAGAAGAAAAGAAGACAGAAAGTAAGTATGAAGGATTGTGGTAAATGACAGATATTAAAAACAAGACTAAAAATACTGCAAATGTTGCAAAAAATAATCAGAATAAAAAACAGAAAATCGAACTTACTCCTTTTGAAAAGGAACAGTTAGATACATTAAAGAAGATAAATGAATTTAAGTTGGCGGCAGAAGCTTCAGCAGTTGCTAGTTTATATAAAAAACCAGATTTAATTACACAAATAACTTTAAAACTAGAAGACCTGACCAATAACGAATGGCGTGTCTTTTATGCAATTGCTTATGGTGTAATCGTAACAGAAAACAAAAATTCTCTTTCTGATGTCGATGTGAATTTTTATTTAGAGAAACATCCTAAACTGAGAGAAAAATTTGAATCTTATGGTGGCTATGACACAATTCAATCTGCGATGTCTTACGTGTCTGAATCATCAATTAGTGGATACGTGGATGAAATCAAGAAGTGGAATACTGTTATTGAATTAGTAAAATTTGGTTTCCCTGTTAAAGATAAATTAAAAGAATATGTAGATCAGAGTTTGGATTCTATTTACCGAGAACTGGAAGGATATTTAAATCATGTATTTGCAAATGCAGACTCCAAGATAAAAACATATAACGCATTAAGTGATTTACATGAATTAGTTGATGATATGAATAAGGGTGAAGAAGTAGGACTGCCTTTTACATCAGACTTGCTTACTAAAGAAATAGGTGGTTTAAGAAAAGGTCATATCTATAGCTTTATTGGGTCATCTGGTGCCGGTAAGAGTACTGTTGTAATGAACACAATTTTACCTCAAATCATTGCTAAAAACCAGAGGTGCTGCATCTACATCAATGAAGAAGATGTTACTAAGGTAAGACGAGAACTTTTAATATTTTGTTGTAGATATATTTTAAATACTCCGATCAAAAAGGTTCAGTTAAGAGATGGTAAGTTTGACGAAAAGACTTTGGAAACATTACATAAAGCAGCTGATTGGTTAGAAGCACAAGATAAGAATCATAACATTACAGTTATCCCTCTTGAAAGATATACTGTAAAAACTGTTACAGCTTTAATTAAGAAATATAAGAATCTCTTTGATGTGGATTACCATATTGTAGATACCCTGAAAGAATCTAGTGATTCTACAGAAGAAACATGGAAAAGTATGTTAAAAGATTCTACCACGCTATATGACTGTATAAAACCAGCCGGATTAAATGTTTGCCTTGTTGTTACTATGCAGATGGCAAAGTCTTCAATGAAAAATAGACATTTAACTTTGTCGGATATAGGGCAGAGTCGATCAGTTGCAGATGTAATGTCAGTCTGTTGTCTTCTTAGAAAAGCAGAACAAGAGGAATATAAAGGCGGCAAGAAAGAATTAAAGTGTTTTAGATTAGAAGGAACAAATAAAAAGAGTAAGATACCATTTTACTTAGAAGAGGATAAATATTATTTAATTTTATTCTTAGGAAAGAATAGATTTGGAGTCAGTGATTCTTATAGTTTGGTATGGGAAGTAGATTATTCTACAAATCTATTTAAGGATTTAGGTTATACGATTGTGCCGGAGGATTGGTAAAATGAGAAGAATTTATTTGGAGGATTTACCAACCAATAAAAATGGAACAGTATCATGGAAACAAAGTGTTGGATGCAATGTAAGATTTGAATATGATGACATGTTTGGTAGCATTAAAATTCTTGAATATAATACAAAAAATTCTTATTTAAAAATTCAATATAAAGATAGGATCAGAGATATTTTTGTTGGTAATTTTAAAAAATGTGCAATAAAAGAAGTGTTAGGAATAATACATTCAGAGTACAAATTTAATGTAGGTGAAGTTATTTTTGAAATATTTAAA